CGTTGCCCACAACTTCTTTATGTGCCCAAAAGTTTGCAGTTGGATTAAAGTCAATCCATATATCTCCAGATGTTCTTATGCTTAATTGTGTGTATGCTTCAAAAGGTACATTGTTTGCTTCATTTATATACAATACACTTCTTCTTGCACCTCTTAATTTATCTGGTTGTTCAACGCTAAAAAATTCTATATAACTACCATTTGTAAATGTGTACTTTAAAGATGATCTGTTCCATTGATTATCTCTAAATCTATTTGTTACCATCATTATTTTTAAGAAATCTTTCATAGCACCTCTACGTAAATGAGGTATAGATTCAGATACTACACTTGTTTCAAGACCTGGTGTTCTTATGCATCTATCGATAAGTATTGGTATAATACCAAATGTCTTACCAGCTGATGTACCACCTTGAATTACTTTTTTACGCTTTTTAAGCGCGTGTAGCTTCTTTATAGCAGTAGTTGTTTGAAACATTAAAGATCAAATAAAGGTTGCTCAGATGTTATAGAAATGTCCTTAGTTTCTTTTGGTTTACCATACATGTAGTTCATGTATAATTGTATTGCTTTAAAATCACCTTCATCAATCATTCCTTTTAATTTTATGATAGCTTCATCTTTGTCAATATGTTTATTAAGCATTTCAACTAATTTCATTTCTTCTGACTTAGATTTTCTACCTGCTCCTTCTCTTTTTCCTCCTCTTTTATTTTCTGACATTTGAAATAATTTGATTATTCATATAATTATATAATAAAAAAAACCTAACATTTTACTGCTAGGCTTTAAATTTATTTATTGATTAGTTTTATAATAACTTTTCGTCAAGTTGTTGAATCCAGTTTCTTAACATTTTCTTATTACAAGTACAAGGTTCACTATATTTATGATTAAAATACTTTGAATGTAGTTTACACATTATTTTAAAATCTTCATTTGACATCGTTGATGTTGTTCTTTGTTTTACACCTTGCCAAATAATTTTATCTTCTACCATAGTTGAATATCATTTAATTGTTCTTGTCTTTCTTTACATTTACAATTTGGATATAATTTTTTCCATATCCATTTGATACCAGTATAATATGTAATGCGCTCTATAAAGTCTCCTAGTTTCATTCTTTTAATTTTTCTTTTAATTTGTGTTTTACTTTTCTATATGTGTTATATAAAGAATGGTATGTAATATTTGTTTTGTTTGATAGTTCAGTTATTGAATCTCCACTTTGTATAAGGTTATATACTTTTTTATCATACCAATGTAGTTTTTTAATTTCTTGTTCAATTAAGTCATTTGCTGATTCAAAGTCTATATATTCTCCACTACTTAGATCTACAACTAAGTCAATTGGTATTTTGTTTTCTTTTTTTTGTTTATTCTTTAATTGTAAAAAAGAAGTTCTTAATGTTCTATAAATATAATAGTAGTTTACTTCGTCGCCGTAAGATATATCTAATCCTTTTTTAAGCATAGTACCTATAATAAGATACATTTGAGAGACAATATCTTCTGCCTCTTCTCTATTGCATCCAAATTTTAATGTTGTATTTATCCACTTATTATGGGACTCAAATACTTTTTCTAACATGTATTACTGTTTTTCTAAAAATAAAAAATATATTTAAATATAAAAAATAAAAGATATTAACACTAAGAAAAGTGTATAGCTACTGCTTCAACATCTAATTATTATTTTGTTAATACTATTTTATATATTAATCATATAGAAAAATAATTGTTTACTAAATAAAAATATAATTATATAATAATTCTAGAATGACAATTTAAAAGATTTATATAGTTAGTTTTGTAATTTATAATGATTTTAAATAACTACCAATGCATTCCTTCCATTGATGTACTGCTTTCTATTATTTCACACTTATCTCTTGACTTCCATTCCCAAGATTTTATTCGCATATTTACCATTTCGTATATTTCATCTCTTCTTTTATCAGGCACAGTGTCTATTAATAACTCTAGTGCATCCTTTTTTTTGTTTAATATAACTTGTTTAATTGATTTAGTTCTGTTCTTTAAACGTTCTAGTTTAGCCCGTTCTTTCTTTATTGTTTCTTCTTTTTTATCATTAAAATAAATATCATATACATTCCTAAATCTTGTAAAATTATCATAATATAAATCTATCTTTTTTAAAGCATGAAAAATACTTGACCTGTTTCTTGATATTCCTTTTTCTGCAAACCAGTCTGATATCATTCTATCATTCATACCATTTAGTTCATTTAATATTTTATATAGTAATGCTCTAAAGTATGCTTTATCATTTGATCTAGATTTGTCAAGTATATCTAATTTTGTTATTTCACAAAAATCATTTGCTAATTCATCTGCTGCTATTCTATTATAATTATATCTCATCTTTAGCTACTCCATTAAAAGTTAATATTTTATCTGATGTTTTTGTTAGTGTTTCTTTGTCTAACGTGTATGCTTTACATATTTCCTGTATTTTACAGAAATCATTAAAGTCAAATTCATTTAACACCCATTTAACAAACTCTAATTTGTTTGCAATAAGTTTATCTCCTAAACCTTTATCATCTACATCTTCAATCTTATTATAATATTCAGATTCTATATGCATTAGTTCTTTTATAGTTCTATTTATATTATTCTTTAGTCTATGTCTAAATAAACCAGTATGCATTGCTTCTTCTAAAAAATGTTGGTTTACAAATGATGTTATTATTGCGCCACTAATCTTTTCTAAATTCTTTTGTGTTAACTCCATGTTTGGTAATTGTAGTTTTGTTCGTTGTAGTATTGTTTTGTTTCTTCTATCTTGTCTGCTAATAGTTGTTCAAGATAGTTATAGATGAAATCTATCTCATCATTTGATGCTTTGTATATTTCTTCTCCTTGATAGAAATTAGTTTCTAATATCTCATTCTTTAAACTTACTTCTATTAAGTATTGTTCAGTATCTGAAATTAAAGTTACTTCATTTGGTAATGAGTTTATACAAAAATCTCTATTGTGGTACTCTGGCTCAATTGTTTTTATTAGTTTAATTAATTCCATCATTTAGTTTTTTATACACTTCTGTTTGTGAGTTGTTTTTCTCAATCATTATTTGTACTTCTAAAATTTCTATTTTATTTTCAAGCCACCAATTATCACTATTTTTAGCATAGATTTTAATTAATTCTAATGTTTCTAAAGTTTCTAGTGTTAAGTTGTTTTGTTTTTCCATTTGTTTTGTTTTTAACTGTTAAATAATATTAATATCATTGATATAAACCATAAGCACATATAAGCAACTATCATAATCATAAGTAGTACAAATACGAACTCTCCGAATCTTGTAAGCATCTTCTTCATAATTATACGTTAAAGATTAAACCTAATAACATTCTTGCTATAAAGTAGCTTGGTGCTAAAATCAATACTAAAGTTTGTAATTTTTTCATCTTGTTTTGTTTTTTAAAATATTTAAATTGTTAATTATTATTCTTCCCAATATGCAGTATAGTAAGCATATTCTTGTGCTTCTCCTTCAGTCAATTCATAAATACTTTCATCTTCTACATCTTCTTTGTTTTCTAAATTTTCTAAAGCCATTATGCAATGCTCTAATTTTTCTATATCATCACAAAATACTTGACCATCTTGAAACTTAATATTTCCTAAAGTTGTTTTTAATCTTTCTTTAACTGCTTTAATTGAATCTTCAATTAATAAATTTGAATGTATTAATCCCATTTTATTGTTGTTTTAATTAATAATAATCAAATATAAAATAAATTATTTAATTAACAACTATGTTAATACTTTTTTAACATTTAACAAAATACAATTATAATTCTTTGTATTTGTTTTTTAATGACATATAATGATAATCTGATTTGCTTAACTTTAAATCTATTAAGTCGTCCATTGCTTCTTGCCTTCTAATGCAAGCTGGTAATTTGTCAATTAGTTGTTGTAGTTTCTGTATTAATTTTTTTTTGTACATAATGTTTTTTTTAGTTTTTCAATATATAATGTTGCATCCATTAATTCTTCTTGTAGGTGTTGTAGCCACTCTAAGGTACTTAAATCATTTCTATCCATAGTATTATTGTATTTATTAATACCTATCCTAGAACGTTCTCTATATGAACTTACAACTGATTTAACAATACTATCTTGTTCTTCTTGCATCTCTGCCCATTTTTCTCTTGTATTCATTATTTCTCGTATATTTTAGTTACTATTATTTGAAAGATACCAATGTATAATACTATATCTTCTTCATACATTTCAATATCATTAAAAGTATAATGCCTTATTCCAAATAATAATCCTTTAAAAAAACCTACTTTAAGCTCGTATCTTACTAAGTTCATTTATTTTTCTTTTTATCATGTTTGTAGATTTTTGTGTACAAATCCCAAATAGCTTGAAAAGATTCTTGATTATTAAATTCCTTTCCATTATCGTAGTATTTACCTTTACCAGCAAACTCATACCATACTTTAAATTTATTGTAGTAAACTACTGGATAAATAATAAAACCTTTTTTAAAACAGTATGCTTGTGCTTTATAGTTTAAATTCTTTAAAGATACAGTCTTTTTTATTTTAGGCATTAAGATCTAAGTCTTCGTATATTTTTATTAATTCTAATGCTTTTTCTACTCCATTTGATTGACAATACTTTCCTTCTTTTATTAATTGATTTTTGTATTGTATTATATCTTCTTTATCTTTATTGTTTAAAAAACTATCTAAACAACTTTTATAAGCAACTCGCTCTAATAATTTACATTGTTCTTTTTCACTCATAAACCTAAATCGTAGAATTCTTTATTTTCTAAATACTTTTTATAATTTTCAGTAGCTATATTTAATTTTTCATATCCACTTTGTATAAAATCATTAGTAAATTCAAAAAACTTAACTTCTTGTGTTCTTTTGTCAACAACAACATATTTAAATTCAAAAGCATTAAACAGTTCTAAATATAATGCTGCTTGTAAATCATAGTTCCAATGTAAAGCTGCTTCATCAAATCTACTGATATCACTTGTTGTTTTCAGATCTATAACTATTCCAGGTAAACATATATCTGCTTTACCTCTAAAAGGTAAATTATTATAATATCCAATTTCAGGTTTTTCAAAGTGAGCAAATCTAACAATCTCTCTAAACTCATCATTTTCTAAAACAGAATCAGCAATACTTTTACATCTATTTAACTCAGACCTGGTATAAACTGTTTGTGGTATTTGTTCTTGAACAGCTAGCTTATAAGCCTTACTACCTTTTGTTGAATCAATTATTGTTAATTCATCTATCCTATGTGGCTCTAAAGAAAGTAAATGTATCAACCTACCATCCCTTAACGCTTGACCTTCTTTTCCGTTATCATCTTTATTAAGCATTTCAACATAAGATTCAGGACCTTCCATTAAACTTTTACAAGAAGAACTAGACAAAGCATTTTTACCAAGATAACCATAGTAAAACTCATCATCCATCATTTTCTTTAGGATATCTTCTTTTTTAAATACTTCGTTGT